AAAAATCGAGTGTTAGAGTTTATCGGGCAAAGATATACAGTTTCTCAACTCGAAACATTGTATAACACAGATAGAGAAGCATACTTTGCACTGCAAACTGTGACTTTACAATGTAGTGGCTATAGCACATTCAACGAAGACGAAATACAAAATGTTTTGGATACAATTCAACAGAATAAATCTATAGAAAAATCTATCTACCAGATGTAAGATAGTGCGATGTTACCTACCACAATGATTAAACTATAAATACTCCTAAAGCAGGAGGTCTATATGGCACAGCCGACAACTAGAACAGAATTTAAAGAATGGTGCCTACGCAAATTAGGTAAGCCTGTTATTGAAATCAACGTTGATGACGATCAAGTTAGTGATCGCATTGATGAAGCACTTACATATTACTGGGACTATCACTTTGATGGCACCGAGAAGATGTATGTTAGACGTCAGATTACTCAAGACGATAAAAATAATGGGTATGTTCCAGTTGCAGACAACATTATTGGTGTCGTAAACTTGTTCCCGATTCAAGGTAACTTGACTGGCTCCGGAATCTTCAGCGCGACATATCAATTTGTTCTGAATAATCTTCACGAGTTTGTAAATTACGATCTAATCAACTATTATATGTCGTTTCAGCATCTTGCGTTCATGCAAGAAATTCTCACGGGCCGTCAACCTATTCGATATAATCGTCATATGAATAGGTTGTATATTGATATGAACAAAGATAAAATTGAAGTTGGCGACTATATTATATATGAATGTTACCAAGTTGTGGATCCTACTGTGTATGCCGACGTTTGGAAAGATCGTTGGTTACAGAACTACGCTACTGCAAAAATCAAATATCAGTGGGGCTCTAATCTTACCAAATTCGTTGGCATGAGTCTTCCGGGAAATGTGCAGTTTAACGGTGAAAGAATTCTTCAAGACGCTCAAGAAGAAATTCAGCGAATGGAACAAGAGATGATTAGTTCTTACTCACTTCCTGTTCATGACCTTGTAGGATAATGAAGTGGCCACAAATTTTTATTTTTCAAACTTTACGAACTCCGGTGAGCAGCGTCTTATTGAAGATCTGATCATTGAGAGTATTCGTATACACGGTATCGATGTATGGTATATTCCTCACAAGTTTGGTGCGCTTGATGATCTCTTAAACGAAGACGATCTTCCTTACTACAATGATGCGTACATGGTTGAAATGTACATCAAGAACGTCGAAGGATTCCAAGGCGATGGCGACTTCCTGAGTAAGTTTGGCTTACAGATTAACGACTCTATGACTCTAACGATCTCGATGAGAAAATTCCTTGAAGACGTAGCGTTATTTAACGAAAAGGTTAGACCAAACGAAGGCGATCTGATTTACTTCCCTCTCAACAATAAGATCTTTGAAATTAAACATGTCGAGCATGAAGCGATCTTCTATCAGATGGGTTCGCTTCAGACATACGATCTTCGTGTAGAACTCTTTGAATATTCAAATGAAAGATTCGATACAGGTGTTCTAGAGATTGATACTTGGGCGAATCAGTTTAAGACAACTTCAAATACCTCGATTCAAGCGATTGATATATTCGATCCTCTTGCAGATAACTTTACGATTGAGACTTCAGCAAATGCTATCCTCGACTTCACCGAAACAAATCCATTTGGCGAGGACAACTATTAATGTTTGGCAATCAATTCTATAATCAAACCACTCGTCGATACGTAGCAATATTTGGTACGCTCTTCAATAATATTACAATCGATAGAAGAGACTCTAACGGTACTGTCGTTCAAGCAATGAAAGTGCCATTAAACTACGGACCTATGGAACGATTCCTAGCTCGCATTCAACAGGATCCTGATCTAACCGCTCCAGCTATTCGACTACCGCGCATGTCATTTGAAATGACATCCATGACTTACGATCCTGAACGTAAATTAACACCTATGACTTATTCGGTGAAAGGTATCGCGAACAATGATAGTGCTGTAAAAAGTCAATTTACGCCAGCACCATACGATCTTGACTTTCAACTTAATATCATGGTTAAGTACGCAGAAGACGGCACAAAGATCATTGAGCAAATTATTCCATTCTTTAAACCAGAATTTACAGTGACTGCACAGTTAGTTGACGGAATGGATACACTTGTAGATATTCCAATTGTGTTGAATTCGATTAGTGTTGAAGACTCGTATGAAGGTTCTTATGAAGAGCGAAGAGCTATTATATGGACTCTTAACTTTACTCTGAAAGGCTATTACTATGGCCCAGTAAGTCAGCGCAAGATTATTAAGTTTGCAAATACTAACATTTACTCTACAATGACTGCAACCGATCCTATTTCGAGAATCATAGTTCGACCGGGCTTAACCGCAAATGGTCAGCCTACAACAGACATTAACCAAACTGTAGCTTATTCTGCTATTAACATAGATGATGATTGGGACTACATAGTGCAAATAGTGGACCCAAATGAGTAAAGATGTACTTGGAAAGTATCTAGGCTTACCGCCTATTGGAGCAGTTGAAGATGCAGAAATTGTTGAAGATAAACCAGTTGTGAAAAAGATGTCGCCTGATGCTTCTCATCTTTCAAAGAAACTATCATCGAATCTTCCAAAAGAACCAGATAAGCCTTTGACTCGTGGTGAACAAGCAGAGAACGATTACGATTATGCACGTGAAAACATGTACAACGTAATTGAAAAAGGAACTAGCGCGCTTGAAGATCTACTTGGTGTAGCTACTCAATCACAACATCCTCGTGCTTACGAAGTATTAGCTACGACAATGAAAACTCTTGTTGATGCGAATAAAGAACTTGTTCAACTGTCAAAAAAGAAAGTTGAAGAAGAAAAGAATAATAATGAACCTCAGAACGGATCTGGCGGTAACGTGACAAATAACAACCTATTCGTCGGTACTACGCATGATCTGCTGAAGGTTTTAGCGGACATGAGGAAAAATGGACAACCAAACTCCTAAATCAGAGAAGGGTTACTTAGGTAACAACCTTCTTAAACGCATTGGCCAAGAACAAAATTGGACTTCTGAACAACTCGCCGAGATGGCGAAGTGCATGATGGATCCTATTTACTTTGCCGAGAACTATATCAAGATCGTGCACGTCGACCGTGGTTTGATTCCACTTCAAATGTATGATTACCAGAAAGATATTGCAACGAAGATCTTCAACAGTCGTCGCGTTGCTGTACTTACTGCACGTCAGGCCGGTAAGACTACTACTGCCGTCGCTATCATTCTACACTATATTATCTTCAATGAACACAAAAATGTTGGTATTCTTTCAAATAAAGGCGAAGGTTCAAAGGAAGTTCTTGAGCGTATTAAGTTAGCATACGAAAATTTACCAAAGTGGATGCAGCACGGAATTCTTGAGTGGAATAAAAACTCTATCGAACTTGAGAATGGATGTAAGATCTACGCAGGTACAACTACATCAAGCTCAATTCGTGGTAAGTCAATTGCTTTCCTTTACATTGACGAATGTGCCTTCGTAGAAGGATACGATGAATTCTTCGCTTCAGTTTATCCTACTATCTCATCTGGTACTGAAACTAAGCTACTCATGACTTCTACTCCAAACGGCCTTAACCACTTCTTTAAGATCTGTGAAGGTGCAAAGCAAGGTACAAACGGTTATCAATACACCGAAGTCACATGGGATCTTGTACCTGGTCGCGGTGAGGCATGGAAGCAAGAGACTCTTGAGGCGCTTAACTTTGACCAGGAGAAGTTTTCTCAAGAATACGAGTGTCAATTCCTTGGTTCATCTGGTACTCTTATCGACGGAGCTACGCTCAAGTATCTTCAGTCAGCATATCGTGAACCACTACACGAATCACAAGGTCTTGCAGTTTATGAAAGACCCGAAAAAGGAAAGACTTATGTATGCATTGCCGACGTCTCTCGTGGTAAAGGATTAGACTACTCGGCATTCCATATTATCGATGTATCGAGTATGCCTTATAAACAGGTTGTGAGATACCGCAATAATTTTGTAACACCTGTTGATTATGCAGATGTGATTTTTAGAACAACTAAATCATATAATGATGCCTATGTACTTATCGAAATCAACGACATCGGCGGTCAAGTTTCTGATACTCTGCACTTTGATTTTGAGGTTGAAACCTTGTTGTATACTGAATCTGCTGGAAGATCTGGTAAGCGTATCTCGGGCGGCTTCGGATCAAACGTAGATAAAGGTATTCGTACAACTAAACAAGTAAAAGCGATGGGCTGTTCTGTCCTGAAACTGCTGTGTGAACAAAAGCAACTACAGATCGTAGACTTCAATACTATCAACGAACTGTCAACATTCTCGCGTAGAGGAGTTTCTTATGAAGCAGAAGCGGGTTGCCATGACGACTTAGTCATGGGTCTAGTTTTGTTTTCATGGTTAACTACACAAGCATTCTTTAAAGAGATCACTGATATTAATACTATGATGAGACTTCGAGAAAAAACTGATGAACAAATTATGGATGAATTACTGCCATTTGGTTTAACCTATGACGATATTGAGCGTGTAGAAGAAGTAAGGATGCCATCGAGAGACGCATGGCTAAGTGATTGGTAATTACTATTCTTATAAATAGAAAGAATAATTCTCTAAAATAATGCTCACAAAAGGAGATAACAATATGGCATTTCAACTAAGTCCAGGAATCAATGTATCTGAGATTGATTTAACAACAGTTGTGCCTGCGGTGTCGTCTACAACCGGTGCAATTGCCGGTGTTTTCACAT